TGAAGAGCAGCTTGGCTTAAACGTCAGGTACACCGATGCCATGGCGCCAAAGGCATTGGACTATGCCCGGCAGTCCCAGTCCATCGCCGATGACAGTTACACCAGGCAGTCCGGGGTCGACAGAGATATTCAGCTTCAACTAAGACAGGCCGACACGGCCAACGAAAATTACCTGCAGCAGGAGCAGGGAAACATTCAAAGCCGCCTGCAGAATGAAAGAGGAGTCATTGATCGAGACCTTGAGGGCATCAGGGTCGGCGGACAGAAGTACGCCTACGACAGACAACTAGAGGGGACAAAGTACGCCCAAGACGCAGAAAGCGGCAGGAGCCGTTATACGACTGATGCTCAGACAGCAATCAATCGTTATTCTCAGGACGCAGAAACAGGGCGATCACGTTACGGGCAAGACCAGGAGACTGGCCGCTTCCGCTTCGGCCAGGAGCAGGAGACAGGCAGATTCACCCTTGGCCAGCGAGAAGAGACCGGCCGCGTTCGCTACGCACAAGACGCAGAAACGGGTCGATTCAATCTCGGCCAAAGAGAAGAGACTGGACGTCTTCGTTACGCTCAAGACGCCGAGACTGACAGGTTTGGTCTTGGCCAAAGAGAAGAAACTGGACGTGTCAGATACTCTCAGGACGCAGAGACAGGTCGATTTAATCTTGGTCAAAGAGAAGAGACCGGCCGCCTACGCTACGCCCAGGACGCCGAGACCGATAGGTTTGGCCTTGGCCAGCGAGAGGAAACCGGACGTGTCAGATACTCTCAGGACGCGGAGACAGGTCGATTTAATCTTGGCCAAAGAGAAGAGACTGGACGTCTTCGTTACGCCCAGGACGCAGAGACCGACAGGTTTGGTCTTGGCCAAAGAGAAGAAACTGGACGCGTCAGGTACTCCCAGGACGCAGAGACGGGGCGCTCTCGATTCACGCAAGAACAAGAGACTGGTCGCCTTCGGTATGCCCAGGATGCCGAGACCGACAGGTTCGGTCTTGGCCAAAGAGAGGAAACTGGCCGAGTCAGATATTCCCAGGACGCAGAGACGGGTCGTTCCCGATTTGCCCAAGAGCAAGAGACTGGCAGATTCAAGTTTGGCCAGAGACAGGAGACCGGGCGAGTCAGGTATTCGCAAGATGCAGAAACCGCCCGCTCTCGATACAGCCAGGACCAAGAGACCGGAAGGTTCACTCTTGGCCAAAGAGAGGAGACCGGTCGCCTTCGTTACGCGCAAGATGCTGAAACCGACAGGTTCGGCCTTGGTCAGCGAGAAGAGACCGGGCGGGTCAGATACTCACAGGATGCGGAGAGCGCCCGCTCTCGCTACGCCCAGGATCAAGAAACTGGCAGGTTCACCCTTGGCCAGCGGGAAGAGACTGGACGCCTTCGCTATGCACAGGACGCCGAAACTGACCGATTTGGCCTTGGTCAGCGGGAGGAGACTGGCCGTGTTCGGTACTCACAAGATGCCGAAACGGGGCGCACCAGGTACACAGCTGACACCCAGCGGGACATCAACCGGTACTCCCAGGACCGGGAGAGCGAGCGATTCGCCCTCGGCCAAAAAGAGGAGACCGGACGCACACGTTACACCGCGGACTCCCAGGAGAGAACCAGCAAGTACGGCGCTGATCAGACCCTAAGAGGCACCAGGGCCCAGGTTCGCGGTCAGATGTACGGGGCTGATCGCTCCCTTGATGCCACCCGGTATTCCTCTGATAGCCAAGAGCGATCCTCCCGCTATGGACAGGACGCGGAAAGCGGCAGGACGAGATACACGGCTGACACCCAGCGGGCCATTAGCCGTTACAGCCAGGACGCAGAGAGTGGCCGGACCAAGTACACGGCCGATTCCCAGGAGAGGACCAGTAAGTATGGTGCCGATCAAGCCCTAAGGGGAACCCAAACCCAGGTCCGCGGCCAAATGTATGGGGCTGACCGCTCTCTTGACGCCACCCGGTACTCCTCTGATAGCCAGGAGCGGGCCTCTCGTTTCGGTCAGCAGCAAGAATCTGAGCGGACTCGCTATACAGCTGATTCTCAAGAGAGGACCAGCAAGTATGGTGCCGATCAAGCCCTCAAAGGCACCCAGACCCAGGTCCGCGGCCAGATGTATGGGGCTGATCGGGCCCTCGAAGGAACCCGGTACTCCTCCGACAGCCAGGAGCGGGCATCCCGCTTCGGGCAAGAGCAGGAATCCGAGCGGACACGTTACACGTCCGACTCTCAGGAGCGCCTCACCAAGTACAGCGATGACAGCCGGGAGCGCCTCGGCCGGTACAGCGCCGACTCCCAAGAGCGCATAGGCCGCGACCGCAACACCAGCGAGGAGCGCCGAATCGGCATGGCTGGAGAGCAAGAGCGCAAGACCCTCACCCAGGGAACCGATGAGACCTTGCGCCTAAGGGCCGACGCGAGGGGCGCCATTAGCCGTTACTCTCCGTTCTCCCGCGGCAAGGCCGCCGCCAGATACTTTGGCTGATTCCCATCCTGGGGTATCGGCTTTTCTCTCCTCGCTAAATAACGAGCAACGGGAAAGATTCCTAACAGAGGCCGACAATCGCGATTCCGTGTACCAGCTCTGGATGTACGCCAGTGCCATGGGATATGAGTCGTGTTTTCTCGAGCTGGAGTCCTGGCAGAAAGAACGTTATCCCAGGCTGAATCGAAAACTGGCGCTCACCGCAGAGGCCGTGCGGCTCCAGCAGGATATTGCAGCGCTTCGAGCCTGCGAAAATCCGGACCCGAGGCTCATCGCTGCTCTGACAAAGGAGTTGCGAGGGCACCTGGTGGAGATCGAGCGGATGGAGCGCGGCCAAGATCGACGGGGGCTCCTACTGGCTGGAGCTGATCGACTCCTGAAAACCGTACAGGATTCCTTTCCTGACGACCCCGAAATGCAGAGCGTTTTAGAGGAATCATTCGAGACCTTCCTCGCCCAGCTGAGAGAGGAGCGCTGAGTTGTTACATTGCCAGTTATGGCTGGCACCTCGATAGCCCAGGCACGCAGGCGCTCCACGCTTGCTGCTGCTAAAAGGCTCCCAAAGAGAACATCCGCAGATGCGGCGGCTCCAGAAGACATTCAACTGGCCCGTGACAATTTCGCGGCCTTTTGCACCCGAATGGGGAAGCCGCCAGCGCCGCACATGATGCTGTGGCACGAGAAGTTCATCACTGGCAAAAGCAGCGACCACCTCCTTGATGTTGCCGGGCCCAACGAATGCCTACTGAGTCCCAGGGGGTCCGCAAAGAGCACCTTCGTGGGATTGCTATGCGCCTGGCTGATTGGGCGGCATGCCCTGCAAAGGAAGCTGTTGCGGATTCTTTATGTGTCCTACAACATCGACGTAGCCAGGGGTAAGAGCCTGGCCATCAAGACCTTGATTCAGTCACCGGACTATCAGGAAGTTTTCCCGATGGTTCGCCTCTCCAAGGCGAGAACAGCAGACGAGTTGTGGTCGATTGATTTTGATTTTGCAGGAATTGATGTCAGAGGAGAAGACGCCTTTACCGTCGCCTGCGCGGGCCTGCGTGGAACCATTGCTTCCAAGAGAAGCAGTCTTGTGATTCTCGATGACCTGATCAAATCCAAGCAGTCCATTGCGAATCCAGAAATCCGCAGGGAAATGGAAGCCAACTGGAACAGCGTCATTGTTCCAACCATGTTCGAGGGCGCCCGCGCCATCGCCTTGGGCACCCGGTTCCATTTTGATGACATGTTTGCCACTACGTTCATCGAGCGCAATGGGTGGGCTGTCACGATCCAGGCCGCCCTTGAATACAACAACGACGGGGATGTGCGCTCCTACTGGCCACAAATGTGGGGGCTCGAATATCTGCTAGGGCTGCAGCGCAAGGACGGAGTCTCCTTTGCGTATCAGTACATGAACCAGGCGGTGCGATCCGCGGAGCTGGGGATTTCTCCTGAGTTGTTTATCAAGGGATCCATTCCCGACACGTTCGACATGATCGGCGTCGGGATGGACCTCTCCTCTGGCTTGAGAGAGCGCAATGACTGGACCGTGTTCATGCTCGGCGGCAGGGATGGGGAGAAGGGCTACTTGATTGATTACAGGCGAGTGCGCTCCATGGGGAACATCGAGAAGGTAGAGGCCCTGTGCGAACTCTTGGCCGACTGGAATTTGCTGATCCGAGATGGCACCAAGTACCGGCCTACTCGCTCTGATGTGATGATCTGGCCTGAATCGGTGGCCTATCAAAAATCGTTCCAGGGTGATTTCCAGAGGATTGCCCACCAAGACTGGGGCCTCACTAATCTGAGGGTGTCTCCAGTCACCGGGATTCGTGGTGACAAGCTATCCCGGTTCCGCGGCATTATGGGCCTATTCCAAACCCATCGCGTGATATTCAACAAGTACAGGGACTGGTCTGTCGTGCTGGAAGAGGTGCTGAACCTTGGGCACACAGCCCATGACGACTGTGCCGACGGAGTTCAGATCCTGCTGGACCAGTTGTTCAGGCGCGGTCCGGCAGAGCTCGAGTATTAGCCCCTTCTCTGGCGAACTTAGGATAGACCAATGAGCGAATACAACGATTCCCGGTCCTCCCCATTCCAGCAACTCCTGGAAGCAGCGCGCAGTCGCAAGGGCGGAAGCGGTGACACCACCGTCATCACTGGGCATCTTGCTCAGATGCGGCTTTTCATGATGCGCCAGGGGGTTGAGTTCTACCCTCGGCAGGATTCCTACGGATTCCGGAAGTCATTCCTGGAGAGGATCGTCGAAGAAAACGAGATCGACGCCAGGCTCGAGGGGATTGGAGATGACTTCGTGCTTGACGGCTTAGGGCTTTGGTTCTTTCGCCCGGTCAAGGACACCTACCGCATCATGTGGTTCACCCGTGACAACTACAGGTCCTACTACGACGCGGATGAGCAGATCGATGAGATCGACCTGATCTACTCCTACAAAGAGCGCAGCCAGGCAAACAAGCTCAATGTTTCAACCACTGGCGGTTTCACGACGAAATGGGTCCGGCTGGTCGTTCGAAAAGACGAGATCATCGAGGAAATCAGTAACGAGAGGCCGTCCTTTGAGGACCCCATCGGAAGCCGCTTCTCCCCCTCCCTCGGCTCCGCTGCTGCCTCTTCGTCGGTTATCGGGAAATCGACTCGGACGACACGGAACTCCCTGGGCTTTATTCCTGCGGTCGAGGCGTTCAACAACATGCGCTCTTCCGGTATGGATGCCACCGGGGATTTCGATGGCCTGGAAGGGCACATCATGGTGCATGACTCCCTGGTTCGCAATATCCGCGAAAACATTCGTTTCTACGGCAACCCCACACTTGTTTCCAGTCGGGCTAAGCACGAGATGATGGAGTCCGGGGATGAGCAGTCTCGCCGGCCCACCATTGCCAGCAGGGCCGGTTTCGAGTCGACCGCTCCTCGCTCTAACTGGTCCAATTCAGGCGGAGGCCGCTTTGATTTAACAGGAGCCCCATCCCTGGGATCCAACATGAGAGTGCCTCGCCTGATCGCCAATCTCGAGGCCACCGACCGGGTGCAATACATCACGCCCAATGCGGTCAGCGGCGATCAGAACATGTATGCCAGGCAGTATCGGGAGGAGATCCGAACAGCCCTAGGCGGCGTCGATGAACTCGGCATTTCCTCCGGCGCGACCGCCTACGAGATCAAGAGCCTCTTCGGCCGTGCGGCAACAACGGCCCTCAGGAAGTGTCGCGGGTTGCTGACCTACGGGTTGTGCAAACTGCTAGGCCTGATGATCCATCACGAGGAGAAAATCTTCCGCGACTCCTTCTCTGCTGCATTAGGGATTGCGCCGCCAAGTGCGCCAATCTTTGAGCAGTTTGAAGCCGATGGCGCTACTGCGGAGTATGAGGAGGCGGAGCGTATCTACAGAGAGGAATACGCCGCCTGGGAGCAGGAGATAGAGGCCAACCTCTCGGAGGCACTGGAGAACCAGGATCTCCCAGTTGGAGTTGTCGGGCTGATTCCTGACGGGGATCGGCGAGTGGAGTGGCGCTGGAGGGGGCCGGTCTTTGAGGAGAGCCCTGAAGACGTTCTCAACGCATCGATCGTGGTGCGGAACCTTCAAGAACTTGGGGTGGACTCGGTGGAAGCACTGAAGCATTTATTCCCTTCAAAAACAGATGAGGAACGCAGCGCTATGCTGTCAGGGTATCCATTCAGGATGGCCCAGGCCACGCAACAGAGCATTGGAACATTCCTCTCGCTCATCGGGGACATGCAGCAGATTCCTCATCCGCAGCAGCCCGATCTTCCACTCCTGGCAGACCCCAGGCTCGACCTGGTTCCATTCGTTTATCGGGCTTTCGATTTCCTCAAGCGAGAACTGACCTATGCAGGACAATTCAACGATGCCGCAGGTGCCTCAGGCCCCAGCGAACTCGATGCCATCGGTAGAGCACGCGCAGGCGCCGGTCTCCCCGCAGAGCTACCAGGCAGCAGCGGCCCCTTCTTCCTACCAGACAGCACCCGGTCCAGCACCGCAAATGGTGGATCCGTGGCAGGCGGCTTATCAGCGCCTGAGCGGCGGGCTGAACGGGATGCCCCAATCCCAGCCCCAGGCACCGTATTGGCAGCAAGCGCCACAGGCGGCTCCC